CGAACTCATATAAAAATTATCTACACCACTACCAGCTACACTAGTAAGAACAACAAACAATGCTTTATAGTTTGTTAAAGTTAAACTTCCTAATGAAACAGAATTGGCTGCTGTAACTGTAATAGTTCCTAATAATGTCATTCCATTTGCACTAGCTTGAGTAGTTGCATTAGGAAATGTTAATCCACTTGTGCCATCGACTGTAAAACTCATTATACTGCTCCTTTTTTAAGCTCATCTATTTGTGCTTGTAGTTCTTCAATTGTTGTAGCTAATTTAGGTGGTTGTTTAATTGAATCAGGATTTACATAATCATCATCCACTTCTGTAATAACTACTTCACCTGTTACATTTGTTTGATAAGAAGTATTATCAGCGATATAACCATTATCAACTTTTTCTATTGTATCAAATGGACCTACAACTACACCATTTTCAAATGTTATTATTTGTTTCATTATTTAATCCTTATTGTAAAGTTAATAACACACCATAACCATTGTTCGCAGATGAACCAAATACAGTTGCATAATAGGTTGACCCTGTTAAAAATGCAACAGAAGTAGTGTAAAAAGTATCGCTATTAGGTTTTGGTGTTACTCCTATAGCTGAACCTGAAACAATACCACCAGTTGCATAAGTAAGTTTATACCATGAATAATCGTTACGAGAAGCTGTCATTGCTGTAGTGGTAGTTCCCCATGATGGTTTACCCATATAATCAGCAATATTGCCAAATTTACTAAATATAGGATAAGTAGTGCTATCACCTGAACCTGTTAATGTAATAGTTGTTCCTGATACTGCAAAATAATAAAATTTACCTGACCTGCCATAAAATAATCCTGTTTCTGTAGCAGAATAAGCAAATAAAGTATTACAACCTAGTAAGTAATTAGTGCCTTGTGAAACTGTTACAGATAATGCAGTTCCTAATGTTGGAGCTGAAGTGCCACTTGTGGTTACTATTCTAGTTGCAAAACTTGTAGCAACAGCAACTGTATATGCTATTTGATATGTAGTAGCTGTTAATTGAACCATACCTACAGACATCATATAACCATCAGTTGTAATTGCTGTTGATGCCGTTCCCCAAGTTGGAGCTGAAGCACCATTGTGAGTAATGGTATTAACCACAAAAGAAGTTGCACCTGTATTCGTATAATAAGCCGCTAAAGCAGTATTATTATCAATTCTACACATTCCCATAGTGCCATAAGAAGTAATTGCACCTACCCTAGCGCTAATTGTGCTGACTGAAATAGTAGTGCCTGATATAGTCAAACCATAAACAGCAGTGGCAGCCGCAGTTGTAGAAAGATTAATAATAGCTTGTGTAGAAGATAAAGTTATAGCATCAAAATAATAATATCCGCTTGCTTCAGTTGCAATAAGAGTAGGTGTGCCATAAGTAATAGTTAAACCTGATATAGTGCCTACTACAGCATACATAGTAGTAGCAGTTCTACAATAAACTGTTAATACAGAAGTTGAACTTAATGCAAAGTTTGCATGATAAGAATATCCACCACTACCCGCCCAATATTTATAAGCAGTAACATTAGAATCAAATTGAACATAATCACTTTGAGTTGCAACAACAGGAAGATTATTTATTTCCCAAGTGCCATTAGTTGTTGAGCTATCAGTTAAATTTAATGTTACTGCTGTGCCTGCAGCCACATATCCAAAAGCAGCACCAGCATTATTTTTAAGAGTAATAGTATAAAAACTGTTATTAGAAATAATAAATACAAGACCGCCTGTAGCCATAGTTGTTGCATCAGGTAAAGTAACACTAATAGCTGCTGATGCTGTAATTTCTTGAACTTTATTAGAAGAATTAGTTAAAGTAATATTGCTACCTGTAGTTGTTTTTGTTGCCGCACCATTAGGCATTGTATAAGTTTGAGAACCCGCTACTGTTGGCGCTGATAATGTTACCGATCCGCTTGTGTTACCTGAAATAACTAATGAACTCATATATTTTCCTTATGCCCATGAACCGATTGAAATATTAGAACCTGATGCGCCTAATGGAGCAATCTTGAAATAAGAACCTATTTGTGTTGTATATGCGCCACCTGGTGCTGCTGATAATTGATATTGTGGGATAAATGTTCCGCTAGCATTAACAGAAATAATACCTTTACAAAATAAACCAATATATTCAGTTGCATTTGTAATTGAATTAACAATAGCTTGAAATGCATTTAAAGAGTTAATAATTATTAATCCTGCTAAATTTGTTGCTCCACCTGGTGCTGGATAACAATAAGCGGTAAAATTATTTGCTGTGCAAGTTCCGCCAAATATTTGTGAAAAATTATGAGATGTAGTTCCTGCTGTTTTTAATAATAAAAACATTCCTTCAAATTCATATATAGTTGAAGCAGCTAAAGTAACACCAACACCTAATAATGATTGTGCTGTAGTTACATTTGCGCCAGCAACAGTAGAATTTAAAGCATAATATTGACTGCCTTGCACAAGACCTGCTGCATTATTAAATGTATTAGTAATAAGTCCATTAGTAGCCACATTGACTGTTTGTGTGCCATTAGATTGAAGTTGAATAATGCCTGAAGTATCGCCTGTAGCAACAAGTCCACTTGATAATGAAGCATTTAAAATTGATGCCATCTATATTCCCCTATAGTATAACCCAGCGCTGACCGCTAGGAATAGTTACTGTTACACCAGCATCAATAGTGATTGGACCTACTGACATGGCATTTTTATTTGTTGTTAAAGTATAATTTGCACTAATTTCAAGCGAGTTTTCATACATTGTGCCATTGGCTACTGATCCACCGCCACCGCCACCTGTTCCCCAAACAATTGCTGTTCCATTAGAAGTTAATACTTGACCTACTGTGCCTAAAGTATTTAATCCTGTTCCGCCATTGGTATAAGGCAAAGTGCCTGTAACTGCTGTTGTTAAATCAGCTTTGCCTGCGGTTGTTAGGTTGTTAGCAAATTGTGATAAATTATAGGCTTGTGTCATTTTATCCTCTATGCCGCACCAGCGCGAGCAAATGATTGTTGTTGTAGAACAGTTGTATTATTATTCGGTGTATGGGTTAAAGTATAATTATTTGTTCCGCTATTATAATCTAAAACAGGCACTAATAACACACCATTCGCATAAATATCTAATGCATCCGCAGTATAAACAAATGGATAAGTTGTCTGACCTGATACTGTAAATGCCACAATATTAATCGGTGTGCCAACAGGTGTTGTAGTGTTATTTTGATTAAATTGAATAATGGTCAATAAGCCTGTAGAAGTGGAAGGCATATTGGTATAAGTATTGCCTACAATATCATAGTCTTGATCAGGCACTACTGTTCCATTCATAAATGGTAATTCATAGCCTGAATCAAAAGCCCATGTTGTTGGTGTATATGCTCCAGCATTGCTTAAAGTTGTAGTAAATCGGCTAAATACTGGATAAGAACTATTATTGGCTCTATAGGTATAAATAGTATTTCCTATGGAAGCTGTAACTGCACCGCTAAAAGTTATTTCGCGAGTTGTATAATTCACACCTGTGACTGTGTAAGCTGTTGGTGTTCCTGTATTGCTAAAGGTTAATTCATCGCCTATATTAATTAATTGATATGGCATTTGAGATGAGTTCCAAGTTACTACATTAGAAGCTACATTTGAAACTGCTAAATAGGTGCTTGCATAGAATTTACTGCCTGATTTGGCTCTCATTGAAATAATAGCTATTTGATCATCTAAAGTTGCACCTGTAGTCAATGTAACTGTTCCAGTTGAGCCATTTGTATCTGTATATTCTGATTCATCTAATAAACATCCATTTTGGAATACTAGGCATTGACCTTGTAAATAATTTGCATCTCTAGTCATAGTAAATACAGTTTGACCAGAAGTAGCCACATAATTGTCTATAGTCATATAGAAGTTATCAGGTTGTTCAAAGCCTACTACTCGACCATAAATATCAATAGTTAATTGAGCGGCTGATCCAGTTTTGGTAGTTGGTCCACCGAAATCCAAGAATTGATCGAGTGAAGCTACCACTTGACCATCGCCTGTATTTACAATCTTAATCTGTCCTGTGCCTGTGGTTGTATTGCCTACTCCAATAAATTGACCAGTAGTATTGTGAAGGTCAATAGTATTTACTCCATCAGGTAAGGCTGACCACATTTTAGGATCAAAGATTGTGGTATCAGTTGGCACAAAAGCGCCTGAACCTGAAGCATAATCAGCAAAGCCTGTGGCAAAGCTAAATTTAAGATTTGATCTATTGGCATAGCATACATATTTATTTGTGCCTAAAGAAGGCTGTGCTAAATACCATTGATAATCAGCAGGATTAGTTGATGGCGATATTGAATCTTGATTGGTTATGCCATAGTAAAGTCTGTTTCTAGGGTTTAAGCTAAAGTTGCTTGTGCCTGTAATATTGTCTGCATAAGCGACTGCTATATATCTATATAAATATTGGAATGTAGTTGGTCGCCATGCAAGTTTAGTCGATGCTGGGCTATATGGGCTTGAAGCCAAACTATTGACCATTCTGCTAAAGAAATAATAATCACCTGCTGGAATACCTGATAATTCAACAGTTGGTAAAACTGTATTAATGTTATAAGGATCGCCATTAGGATTAATAGCAGTTGTGCCACCAAAAATTAATTGATCTTGAGTTGGAAATTGAAATAATGAATACCAAATTTCTGCATATTGAGTAATACCTGCACTTGATGATGTAGGTGTAATTAATATGCTAGGTATAGCAATAAATGGATATGATGCAGTAATAACTGGTGCTGGAACTGTTCCAAATGCTGTGGCTGATCCAATACCTGTATTTGGGCTAGGTGCAAATTGAGTAATATTGACATCATCATAAACTGCTGGGTTATATTCCATTAAAGTTAAGGCGGCGGTAATTTGACCGCTATCGCTAAACTTCTCAACCACTTTAGAAATTCTAAATAGTTTAGCATCCCATCCATAATTGGCATTAGTCACAGTAACTATATCGCCTGCTTCTAATTGCAATCCTTCATAGCCAATTTCAAGCATAACTTGTAAATCTTCTCTTGCGGCTTCTAAAAATCTATTTGCAAGATATTGAACTTGCACATTGTTATCGGCTAAATAAAGATTAATAGATTGTTTATTGACTGGCTCATTAGGAAATAAAAGACCTGGATTTATGGTAGCTAAATCAAATGTTACTGAAGCAAAAGAACTCTTTTCTGATCCATCAGGATATTTACATTCAACCACATTAAATGAGTTTGATAGATCAATTGGTGTAACTTGAATCCCTGAAATAATATTGCTATTATCAATAGCCATAGCAATTGTATAACTTGGTGTTTGAGTAATTACACCCCAAAGACCTGTAATTTCATTGTATTTAACCAAACAATCACAGCAATCAGACATTGCTTGAATGTTAGGCATAATTTTTTGAACTGGATCAATAACCCCATTAAATGTAAATCTTGGTTGAGTTGTAGTATTGCCATCAAAATCTGTATATGTAAAAGATTGATTAGAATAAGCATTAAGTGTATTTAATGATGTTGTATCAATTTGATCTAAAGGTAATGCCGCACCATATCGAGTAGAGCTAAAATAATCTAGGAAACAATCGCCTGGTGCTGATCTTGAATTAGTTATTTGGAATCTAGTTTGTGCTAAACCAGTTAAATTTAAACTTGAATTATATTTAAGGTGAACAATAGCAAAAGCGCAATTGCTCATTTGTTTTGAATAGTCCCATGTATAAATAAGACCTGTAGTATTCATTATGGTGTATGCTGAATATGGACTATTGGCTGGACTATTAGAGCCATTAGAATATAAATAAACATCCATATAGCCTTTGATATTTTGTGTTTCGCCTGTGGATTCATCAAGTAATCCATCAACAGAATATCCATTAGAATTAAATACTACTTTTTTTCCACCCCAATAAACATTGCCAAAAGTAATAGTGTCAGGTGTTCCGCCTGTTTCTGTATTAGTAACTTCAGATAATGCCATCACCCAATAAATATCTTGGTTATTAGATGTAATTGACATATCGGTAATAACACCACCGACATAGGCTTTACCATAAACAACAGGAAGTAAGTTATTTCCTGCTGGTGCTAATTGTTGTGGGTTTCCAGGATTGGGCTGTGCTTGTTGAGATTGATTTGGATTGCTAGGTGCGAACACCTTTGATATGATTGATGATGCAACCATATTGACAGCAAAGCCTACTATGTTGGCTGCTAATGCAGACCAACCAGCTTCAACCAATGCAGGAACAATTACAAAACTCATTTAATTTCCCATTTACTTTCTAACTGTTTTAATCCAAATTTAGATAAATCCACACCGACAAAAGATGCTATAACAGCTTGATTTACTTCACCTTTATTA